ATCCTGACTGTTGAAGCTTCTTCACCTCATTAGTCGGCATATCAATCAAATGCGTAATTCTTACCGCATTATCAAGACTCGTTGTTCCATATGGAACAATCAGCTTTTCAGAAGGAATAAACCGCGAAACCGGGCGGCTTAACGTCTGGTCAAAGTGAACCTTACGAAACGCGCTTCCCGATAAGGGGAGATAAAACAATAACTGGTCTGTCTCAGGGTCATATTCTCGCATCTCCTGGGTCAGCATATAGTTCATGTACTCCTGTACACGCGCTGCCTGAAGATCTGTCTGCGGTGTACCCATACCCACTGTCTGGGTCTTGACCGGTCCACCGGAAGGCAACATCTCTTTGTATGCCTGTGCCTGGAATTGAGTAACGGATTCAGCTAGTAGAGGGTGAATTACTCCTGAAGCGCCTTCAAATGGCTCTGTACGGTCTTCAAACTTCATGCCGAGGAACTCAAGACCTTCCTTGTACTGGTCCATCCACTCCTTTCTCGAAGAGATATCGTCCTGAATATCCCCCATACAATCACTGAAAACCTTGCCCAGATCCTGATCTTCCATGATCTCAGCTAGGTTCTGGTTGAAATCCCCCGCCATACCAGGATTTTCATTCTCATCCATACCAAAGACCATGGTCCCGTCATCCAGGGTCTGAACCTGCTCATCAGGCATTTCTTCAATAAACTGGTCGGTTTCTACTTCTTCACCAACAAGGATCTCTTTTGAATTGTCTTCAATGCCCAATTCAACAATATCAACTTCATCTACACCGCGCTCAATCGCCATAGGCTAGCCCCACTTAGATTCCCATTTAGTTCCCATGCCTTTTCCCTTCTTAGCTAAACCGCCTTTTCTTTTCTTTTGAGGCTTGACTTCTTTTTCTTTTTTATCACGCGCCTTTTCAAAATCAATACGTCTTTGTAAAGCTTTCAGCGAAGGTACTGCGGATAACGGTTTCCTACGGCCAGTAGAAGTGTCATAACGCAATCCATCTACCGTAAAAGTCTTATTTCCTTTTTCCTTGGCAGCTTCTCGTATTTTATTAATTCTTTGTTTGTCTTTTTTCATCCTTTCTTCTTCTCTCTTACCGCCAGCGTACATTGCAGCGCCAACAGCGGATGTAACCCCAGTACCAATAGCGGTTTTTATTACCTTTTCTTTTTTGTTTGCTTTTTTGGCTTGCTTATTTAAAAAAGATTTGTATTCAGGAGTCATCCGCTTTGGCATGTTTTTAGGGCCATCAGACAGGTATTTCTCTCCAGTAAATACATCCTTCTTCGCCATGTCTCTGCGAGCAGAAGGAGGCTTTTCTTTTTCTATTTTTTTCTTTCTCTTCGTCTGAGACTTTACAAGACTTTTTAATATACCCATAACAATTACCTCATTACTGCGCCCCACCCACGGGTGGCTGCGCCTGCGCTCTTAGGAGTTGATTTCTTTGTCGCACCACGGCTTTCGTTACGGCGTGACTTCATGCTTTGAGACTTGGTGCTTTCACTTCCTTGACGCTCGCCTAGTGACTCATCAAGTCGGGCCTCACCACCCTGGTAATAACGACCAGCAGTCCCAGTCCGAATGCCGCGATCTCTGGGTCCTTGTGCTTCACCGCCGCCCATCATCTTCTTAGGCTTCTTCTTGCTGTCTTCGATACGCTTTTTAACGCGCTCTAATCGTTTGCGCTGTATGGCTTTGCGAGAATCAGATCCAGAATCAGAGGCAATACGTTTCTCAAGTCTTGCAGCTCTGCGTTCTCTAAAACTCTTCTTACCCGAATCACTAGCAGCAGACTTTGCGGATGAAGAAGACCCAGAAGATTTCCTGGGAGTCTTACCCTCATATCTATTATAAGCCTGAGTTAAAGTCTCACCCTTCTTTTGATTAAGCTGTTCTTTTGTAACCGCAAGTTTCTTCTTGCCATCCTTGCCCATGTAATACTTAGAAGGGGTCTCGGCGTTTTGAGCAGCTCGAACAGACTTGTAATTCTTCCACGCAGGGCCAGAAGCAGTAGGGGCAGTAGTTTTATCTTTGTTGGCGTAGTTCTTCCTCATACTCTTTGCAAAATCTTCGCCTTCCTTGTCTTTCTTAGCGTCAGCTTTAGGCTTGGGTCTTGGGTCAAGGTTTATCTTGGGTACTGTAATTTTTTCCTCTAAAGCTTTTCTTATTTTATTCAAAGGCGGCTGTCTTACTTCGCCTGGGGGCTTTGCTTCATCTACCCGTTGGCCAATAGGTGATCTAATTACCATTTTGGCCTTTTCAGCCTCTTTCTTTGCCTTTTGTTCAGCCTGATATTGCCTGGCTTTCTCTATCTCTTTACGCCTTATCTCCTTGCCCTTCGTAATACCCGGATCTTGTGATGGCTCTCGCGCAGGATCTGCATCCTTTTTATTAAGGATTTTCTTCTTTGGTGTCCCGGTCATGCCAGCCCTAAACCCTCTACGACCACCTTCTGGGGTTGGCTTATCTTGTTTTTTGTCAGAACCACTTAGCGATAAGCCAATACCACTTAAGATTCCAGCGCCTCCAACAGCAGCAAGCGCCTTCTTGCGCATTGATACAGCCTTATCTTTAATCGCAGCAACCTTTTCTCTTTCTTTTTTATTCTTGGCTAGTCTTTCCGATCTAACCATAGGGCCAGCCACTCCAGCTTCAAATGGCTTTGCTTCTTTATCTCTTTTTCTTTGTCGCCTATTTAATTCAGCGGTTGCTTCTTTAACTTTCTTTGGTGTTAACGCATCATCAATAGTTTTTGTAAGCTCTCTGATGGTCTTGTCTTTCATGGGCATTAGATTACTCCTTAGTAATATGCGCGCTTTACTCGGTACATTTCTTCTTCAACCTCGTCAGAATGAAGATTAATGAAATTACCTTGTCTGAATCTTAATATTGCCTGAGTCGTAGTATCCACATAATCATCATTTGGTGCAAACGGAAAAGCCGCACACTCTTCAATGACTTCATCAGCGAACACACGGTCAGGTGCCCAAACCATTCCAGACTCAAATACAGGACTTACTGCATGTACGCGAGTCATCTTATCGTTCCCCCTGCTCGGTCGGTAATTAACGACAGGGATCCCCATAGCCCTTAACTCATGAGTCAAAGGAGTCCCGCTTGCCTGGGACTCTATGAGTACCATGTCGGGTTTGTATTCATTGTACTGGTCCTGGGCAACCATCTTTAGGTCTGGGAAATCCCACCTGCCTTTCTGTGCATCCAGCAGAATGATCGCATCACCCTTTCCCTCCCCAGGAGAAAATACCCCCCAGGTGGTGATCGCACTATAATCCGCAGTTTCCTTCTTACTGAACGCCGTATCATAACTCTGGATCACATAATGACAGTCTGGCGGGTCATCCAGCTCCCAGGTATTCCACCAGTCGCGCTTAATGATTGCGCCCTCTTCCGAGGTAGGGTTCTGCTGGTACTGGGCATTCCACTTAGCAACCGGAATCGAAGCCTTAACACTCTCCAATTCCTCCTTCTTCCAGAATTCAGGCCACAAAACCTTGTCTGTATCTTCAAAAATTGCAGGTAATTCAATGACTTCCCACTGATCTGCGTTGGTTTCAGTCTGTCGATTCAACAATCTGCCCGTTAAATCCATCGTAGACCACCTGGTCATGACAATAACAATCGCGCCTCCAGGCTGTAAACGCTGTCTCGGCCCTGATGTATACCACTCGTAGCAGGAATCCAGCAGATTCATGCTCAATGCGTCCTGCTCAGAGTGAGGATCATCAATGATCAATACATCTGCACCACGGCCTGCGATTGCACCGCCCACACCCGCCGCGAAATATTCCCCACCCTTGGCAGTCTGCCACTTACCCGCACTTTTGGAATCCGCAGCGAGGTTTACGTCTGAAAATATTTTTTTATATTCATCCGTGTCCATAAGGTTCCTGACCTTTCGGCCAAAATTAATGGACAAATCCGCTGTGTGAGTTGTCTGCATAATTTTGAGCTTGGGCTGGAGTCCCATCATCCACGATGGAAAATACACCGAAGCGAATTCAGACTTCGTATGGCGGGGAGGCATATTGACAATTAATCTTTTTAATTCACCCTTGGCGACCGCTGTCATGCGATCCGCAATAACACGATGATGTTCACCCTCAATAAAATCAGGCCAGATGTACCGGATATAGTCCATGAAGGAGTCCCGGCACTTATCCTGTTTTTTTAAAAAATCAAGACGCTCCTGTAATTCGAGCATCTCTTTCATATCGCCTTCGGATAAATGGGATAAATTGGTCAAATCATTTTTTTTTCATAATTGT